CTTGATCAAGTATTGCTGATTCGGTAAATAATCCAGGGGGCACATTTAAATCAACACGTCTAATCTTTTCAGGAGATGCAGAACGTATAGTTGCGTCAGGTCCCATTTCAAGGACGTTAACATCTGCCGGCAACGCAAAAGGTGCCTGAACAGATTTTTGTGCCGCCTCAAGTTGCAAAGTAGCAAAACGGGCACGTGCGACTTGTACCCAAAGAACATCATCAAACTGTCCGCGTTGTTGCTCATCAGAGTCAACACCAGGACGGACAGCGAAAACAACATTAAGTTTACCAAGAGGATTCTTAGCACGTTGCAAAACGTAGTTTGCGCGTTCAGGTAAGAAAAGAACTGTTTCATTCTTATCCATATAGCGCACAAGTTGAATAGGGCGCATAGAACCACGTTGCTCAAACTTACCAAGGATTACGGATTCGTATTCTGGGAAATCGTTAACAAGATCTTGTGCAGCTTTAATGTAAAGTTTTGTGTAAGACAACAGACGACCAAAGCGGTCAAACTCAGGATAAGAGTTAATAGGGTTGTCTATGCGGATACGTGGGGCATTGTTTTCGTAATCAGCTTCAACAATGAAAGGTAGGGCACCGAAAGTAATATATCTATCGGCACCGGTAAACATTTCAACTTGTAGTCGTGAAGTGTCGCGGTAGCCGGCAGCAATCATTGTTCTCTTGTCGGCACGGGTACGTGCACGGTCAGATACAGCGTTAGTTGCTGAACAGTTAATAGCAGGCAGTGGTGCAATTACTTCGGCGATGTCTCTTGCGGCAACGTCAATAAAGTTTGCCACCATAGGTTTAGGGTATTCTGCAGGGAACAAACCAGGGAATACTTGGTTTATGTTTCCTTTACGTACCTCAAGTACGTCACCCCAACGGGCATCACGGTTTGCGTAACGCTGTTTTAGTTGTTGATAGGCGTTAGCAATATCTTGTATGTCTCTTGCCACATTAATCCTTTAAATTACTGGTTATGGAAAAACTTTTCTTGGTTGATTTTTCTTTTTCATAAGTTGTCTAGGTAAATTGCCGCCTGTTAATCCTTTTTCTTTTTTTGTTAATGGGCGACTTGCTGGAGTTGTACGATTAGGTCCTTTAGAGGTGCTTAAAGCTTTTTTCATTTTAGTAAGACCTTTTTCATCTTTAGGTCCAGTTGCTTTTCTTCTAGCAATTTTTGAAGCATCTACTACACGTTTTGAAGCAGCTTTAGCTGCAGCACCTAATGCTGCTCTTCCAACAACAGCACCAACTACTGGTGGAATAATAGGAACTATTTTTGGTGTTGTTTTCTTTTTAGGTTTCATTTTCATATTAGTACCATCCTGAATTAACAGCACGCTGTCTGCGTGCATACTCTTCCAAATCAACAACCTGGCGTTTAGCCAAATCGTGTGGTGTAGCAAAAGGGTTCTTAACCCAAGTTTTGCCATAAGAACCTTGCTGGTTTACATAGTCACGCAATTGTGTTTCAGCAAACCATAAAGCCATAGGACCATCCTGTTTATTCTTTGTACCAGGAGACCAAGTAATCAATTGTTCAATAAGTGCTTTAACACCCTCAGACTCCGCTCGCGGAAACTCAATAAGAGCATTCCTAGCTGGCTTACCATCAGGACCATAAGAGCCAAACAAAGTACCAAGAGAAGCGACGCCGTATTCAAGGTCCATCTTGTTATTGCCCGTGTAATGTTGTACAAGACGAATACCCCTTGACTGCAAGAAAGCATTAATTTCTTCATCGCGAGTTAAAAACAATTGGAAAGCGTTCTTCTCAATAACCCAAACCGCAGGTTTATATTTCTCAGTCCAAGTAAAAATTATTTCACGAATACGCTGAGGTGTAGGAGCAGGCATACGGCTGGCATCCAACAAATAACGTTTCTTAGTATTACGATCACCACTGATAGCAACAGTGAAAGTGTCCCCAGACATTGCAGGGTCCATAGCACAAACAGTATAAAAACCAGAAACATCAGCAGGATAACCTGGGGCACCCGCAACAAGCGGACCACACCCACGCATACCATTAGCTGCGGCACGAACAAGTTCAGCAGAAAACACAGACTCAGATTCAACATCTTGCTGCTGGTAAACCATAGCCCAAGTTTTAGCATCCAAAACTGAGCGGCGTTGCTTTAGTCTAGTTCCATCCCATCTAGGGAAGAGGCCGTCTTTATCAGGATCCACAGGATCCCCAGACCAAGGCATATCAGACTTAGGCCAAAGAGTAATCCAATTTTCAGGTTTCTCATCAAACTCCAAAACTGCTGGCATCGCCAAATAAGTCCAAGGACTTTTACCTTCAGGATACCTGTCATTAGTGCGAAGCTCACGGTACATATCAATCGGGTCAACCCGTGTACCAACAATAAGAAGTTTACCTGTTGGACCGATACGTGTTAAAACTTCTTGTTGAATCCATCTAATCTGTTTTTCGTACTCACCAGAGTTAGACAAAGTCACACAGTCATCAAGAATAATCAAGTCGGCGCGGGCACCGTAAATTTGCCCACCAATACCAAGAGCTTGAAGAGTTGGGTCTTTTTCGCCTGACTCACGTTCAATATAAATTGCGTCCTGGGTCCATTTATCAGAAGTGGCCTTAAACCCATCAGCCGGTGCAAACCTACGTTGTAGGTCCACATAGAACGGGCTGGTCAATCTTTGCTTCACAGCATACAAAAACTCTTTAGCCATAGTCTGCGTCTTAGACACAACCTTGATACGCACATTAGGATCAACACAGATCCTGTAAGTAATGTAATCAATAGACACTGTCATTGACTTTGCGTGCTCAGGAGGCATATTAACTAGCACATAGTTTTTAATACCCTGCTCAAAAAGCATAGAAGGGTGCAACCAAGAAGGAGACTTATCCTCAATCAAATCAATAATGTTCTGCTGATGAGCAAACGTCTCAGACTTCATAAACTCTTTACGGAAATCCCTAAAAGACATAGCTTTGTCTTCATCAGAGATCTGACCACCCCTGGCTTTAAGGGCGCGGACAAGTTTAACTTCACGATCAAAATCTGGGTCAGACTTAGTATAATAATAAAACGTCTTACTGGACTTACCAACAGCCTTACAGGCATCCTCAACAGAGAAACCCTTAGCTATCATCTCAAGCAGCCTGGACTTAGACTCAGTAGAATCTAATGTTTTCCCAGCTGCTAAACGTAGATGGAGACTGTCCTGCTGTTTAGGCATAAGACTAGAAACTCCTCTAGGTAAAAGAATGGCCCGTCATAACAACTCATAAGGTAAAAAAATTTTTGCAAAAACCCCTAAGGAGCGAACCGAATGTAGTGAGTGAGCGACCTCGCTTCGCTTAGTCGCTGAGCGGAACGCCAGTGAAGCGAAGCTCTCGGCCCTTTAGGGCCTCAAGCTCGGTAGAGGGGCGGGGCTTTAAAAAGCCCCTCTACTATATATAAGGGTGGGAGTTTACAATTTCTCCCGCACCCTGTTTGACCTGCAGTTATACACCCATATCTTGACACCCGACACGCCAAGATCGTACAAAACCAACCCACCAAGGTTTATCAAAAATATTTGGGTAGAGAGTATATATGGTTGTGTGTCGCATATTAAAACTCTGGGGTCATAGACCATAGTGTTAACGTGTACTAGAGGGTTAGGGTTTACGGAGGGCACGCACGGGGGGCATAGTGCCCCTAATTTTGGGGCAATAACCATATTTACAGGACGCGTTCCGTTTATTTATATAGTTATGAGGGCTATGTGGTCGACTATCTAAGGGGCGTTTCGGGGGGCTGAGCTGTGAGCTGTGGGGTGTGGTTTATTGTTATCAAATTGTAATAATTATTTGATTGTATGGGCTTGACTTATGAGAGTTTGAAGAGTAATTTTGTTTATGTGAGCTCGTGGGGAGCTCGTAGATTAGGGGCAAGATAATGAAACAATATACAAAATATGGGAGCTGTAAGCGTAAGCACTCTATCGCTGTAATTACTAAGAATATGAAAGACTATTTTAAGGCTGAGGGTGTGGCTGTTGATGAGCTTGATGATTTTATTTTGGAAAGAATTACAAGCTTAAAAAATGACTCGCAAGAGGCTTGCGAGTGGGGTAATTGTAAGGAGAGTGGCTACTAATGAGTGAGCGTGAGGTGTTGGCTGTGTTGCTTGCTACGAGTGATGAGCGCATAGCTGAGCTTGAGGCTGAGGGCTTGACGCATAGTGATGCTGTTGGTGTTGCTATGGCTGAGGCTCAGCTGAGAATTAAAGGCGCGTAGTTGCTTGACCATAGCCCCGAGCTGGTGTTATTCTCGGGGTGTTGGTCTAGTCATTAGGGGCTAGAGCTAAGAAAAGGATCGGGCAATATATGGAAACAACAGAAAAGAAAACCAAAAGGACATATTCCGAGCGTTTCGCTTGTAGCTGTAACGGGTGTCGGAATTATCCAACAAGACCGGCTGAGATTTGGCACGAATCGCAAATAGCTGAAAAAGAAAAGGGCACATATTACTTTACTAAGAGCGCTATGCGTTTCTTTAGCTCTCGTATAGTTGATTTTATGCCGGTGCGAGTAGCTGGCGAGATTGACTCGCTGTCAGTGATTGTGAGCTCTAAGTATGGTTACGAGGGTGCTAAGAGGCATTATGAGATTGTAATGCTTTGCCCTTTTGGCACTATTAACCGAGAGACTTTGCAACAATTTGACACGCTACCAAAGGCACGCAAAGAGTGGAGCACCACTATTGCGAGCTTTGCCCCGTGTGAGTGCCACGGCTGTATTTTGGATAGAGAATACGCCTAATTAGTTAAGTTTAGCCCCGATAGGTGAGCTCTCGGGGTTATTCTTAATCGCTTAGGGTGAGCGATTAGATAAAGAGAGTAGGGATATATGACAAAAAAATGCGTAGAGTGTAAGCGTATTTTTGATATGTTGGACGAGGTAGACGCGCAAGAGTGGGCGTTCGGTCACGATTGTGAGGCTATCTAGTGAGCAACAATAACGCGCAACTTACGCCACGGGGCGAGCTTGTGGCTGATGTGCTGACGGCTTTGCTTGTTGTGGTTATGGGATACGCAATAGTGCGAGCTGTTGCCGTGGTTGTGGTAAAGATCGGGCAAGGTTTAGGGATAATTTAAAGGATTTATTGACGAGAGGGACGCGCCCCTAACGCGTCTCTCACCTACTTATTGAAAGGATTTTTTAGGTATGAGTGGACAACGACAACGCGCAATTTTGCGCGAGGGGACAACGATAACGCGCGAGGACGGATCGCACCCGTATATTATTTGGTGCGCTAAATGCGAGACGATAACCTATGCCGTGAGCGCACGGGGTTATATGTATTACAAGGAGGCTACGAGGTTAGCTCGTAAGCATAGGTGCGATTAAATTGTTATCAAATTGTTATACAAATGTGCTTGACTACAACGGCAACGCGTGACCATAATGGGTTTAGTGGCATAAGCTACTAATTAGGAGAGGCTAGGGATAGCAAATGGGTAAAACAAAAGTGCAAGTGGACGGACCTTTAGATGTTTTTGATAAGGTACCAAGTTTGTTAGGTTTTAGACCTAAGAATAGTTTGGTTATTTTGTCTGCTGGGTCTGAGTCTGATGTTGTTAAGAGTGTTAAATGTGTGACTCTTAATGATGTTGTATCTGAAAAGGCTAATAATTATCACGCTATTTTGGATAGTATGGGTAGCGATAATGGTTTTGTTTTAGTTTTTTATGTGGAACAGAACCAAGTTTGGTCACAAATGGGTCAAGATTTTTTTGATCTCTGTAATGTTTGGTTTAAGGACATTTTGTTTTTGACCGAGGATAATAATTGGGGTTCTTATATTTGTAAGGACGAGGATTGCTGTCCTATTGGTGGTAAGCCTTATCTTTCTTATTCTGAATTAGTTGGTGCATAATGAAAGATTTCATTGTGCTTGTTGATTTTGCTGGTGAGTCAATTAGTTTGTCTGCAAAAAATGATGTTGAAGCTATTGAAATGGCAAAGAATATTATTGCCGAGGAATATAGCGAGAGTGTTGCTGATGACGCTACCTTTAAGGTGAGTGCGTAATGGAAAAGTCAATTAGTTGGGGAGAGTTAGCAGAACTCACACACAAAACACAGGTAGAAAGATTTAATTGGTGTTCGTGTGAGGACAATGAGGGTAATGAAAACCCTTATTTAGATTGTACAGGGGACGGACAATGAACCAATACCATTATGTTGTTGTATATGACGAGGTTGACGGCTGGCGCATTGACCCTTGGACAGAGGAAGCTAGGTTTCCTGACGGCACAATCTATGACACCGATACTCATAGTTGGGAGTCTGGTTATCAGGGTGAGGGCATATTTTTTGATCGCGAGTGTGAGATTACCTCACAACTTACTATCGCATTAAATAAACTAACAAAGGTAGGTGCGTGATGAATAATGATTTACCTAAGTTTATAGCAGACGAAAATGATGATTTATTTTGTGCTGTTTGTAAGCGTAAAGGTGAGTGGACGGATTGTCCTTATCACCCTGACGACCACTATTCTCTTTATTGCTACAAGTGTGGCGTAGATGATAAAGATTGTGACAATTTTATGGTGGTGAGCGCATAATGATTTTTGATCCGATTACCTGCCACGGGCAAAGCTGGGGTAATTATTGTTTGGTGTGCGAGGAAGAAATGTTAGAGCAACACGCTAAAGAAAATGATGTTGAACGCGAATACGAAAAGGAACAGGTATGACGACAGAGGAACGCCTAGATCGCATAGAAGCTATGCTCAGGTTCATTATTCGTGAGCTAACTTATATTCCGGAAACAGATAGTATGCCGGAGAAACCTAACCTTGTGAGGGTGAAATGAGTTTTGTTTATGAGACAACACCATACGGGGTTAAACAATTGGGTGACAAGTTTGTGGTGCACCAATTTTGGTGGAACGAAAATGTGTCCGATTGTTTTGATACACGCGAGGAAGCTGAACAGCAATCTATAAGTTTGGCTAAGGATAATGGTTGTCTAGTTAAAGTGAGGATAAAATAATGGTTAAAACATATAGAGGGACGGCACGGGTTCGTGTAAGTGTTGAGGCTAATAGTAGTGAGGACGCTTATGTGTTGATTACTGACAGGCTTGAGTCTGCTAACGATTACTTGGACGATTATGATGATGTTGATGTTCAAGAGATCTAATAAGGATAGTTATGGGGTTTGCTATGTGTGTAGTAAATCTTGGTATTGTAGTTGTAATAACGAGTGTAACAAGGAGGAAACAAAATGAGTTTGTTGTTGTGTGAAATATGTGAAGTGAATAACAAAACTTATCTTCAGGGTAAATGGTGTTCTGATTGTCGTGACGATTTTAAGACAAGTGAGGACGACAAGTGAACAAGGATATAATGTTGGAGTTAATTCATAGCGAGTTGTACGCTCAGTATGATGATAAAACAAGTGCTGATTATGCTTTGCTTGGCACATTGAAATCGTTAGTTACAGATGAGTCGTTGGAAAAACTTATTAAAAGAAATGGGTGGGATAGGTAATGATAGCTGAGTTGCTTATATCGTTTGGGTTTGTGTTGTTAATGTTTCTTGTCTGGGGGCAAAGATGAAACCCCCGAAACACATTGTTAAGTTAGGTAAAGAAGCTGTTATGTTATGGAAACTACAACAATCATTGGGGAAACAAGTTGCAACTGATAGCAAAAGACTATTGGCAAAGGGCGTTGTGCGCTGAGGTTGATCCTGAATTATTCTTTCCCCGAAAAGGACAATACCTTGAAGCGCAAAACGCGAAAAGATTATGTAACAGGTGTGAACTTAAAACAAAATGTTTAGAGTTTGCATTGAAAGACCCTGAGCTGAAAGGTATTTGGGGTGGCACAAGTGAACAAGACAGATACAGGATCAGGAATAGGAGTGGTAAATGGAGTTAAAGTTTATTGTCGGTATTCTTTTGGTTAGTCTTGGTTTTGTTTTAATGGCAACTACAGATGAGCCGTTAGAGGGCAACGATAACGCGTTGAAAGGTTATGTGTCGTCACCTATTAAACAACAACAACGCGTACCTGATACAGCTAGAAGTTATGCAAGGTCTATGGTGTCTGTTAAAGAGTATGAGGCGTTGCACGAACTGATTATGTTGGAGTCATCTTGGAATCCTAAAGCGCAGAATAAGCGTTCAACTGCTTATGGTTTGGGTCAGTTTGTTGATAAGACTTGGGACTTGGTTGGTATTGAGAAGTCTGCTGATTATC